GAAGATCTTGAGCAAATATCCAAGCAGGGCTTTCAAAATAACGGCTTTTACGATAGAACAATAAGAAATTACGATCAGTCTGATAGCAATACGGTGCAAGTATTGTACTTTAATTTTAAAACTTATATGAACGAAGTTTACAAAGTTAAAGAAACAGCTACAGGCGCAAGTAAAATACTTGTTAGAGATGATCAATTTAATCCGCCTATTGAAATGCTTGAAGAGCAATTTGGAAAACTTTCAAGATCATTAGAGGTTTTATATGAGGGTGTTTTGGTTTTAGGAACTAACTTTTTGCTAAAATGGGATATGGCAAAAAATATGATGCGACCAAAAAGCGATCATACTAAGGTGCTTATGAACTACAGCATTGTAGCTCCAAGAATGTATAAAGGTAAAATAGAATCTATAGTCAGCCGCATAACAGGGTTTGCGGATATGATACAGCTGACGCATCTTAAATTACAGCAAGTAATGTCAAGAATGATACCTGACGGCGTTTATCTTGATGCAGATGGTTTAGCTGAAATAGATTTAGGCAACGGAACAAACTACAACCCACAGGAGGCATTAAATATGTTTTTCCAAACAGGTTCTGTTATAGGTAGGTCTATGACTCAAGAGGGAGACATGAATCCTGGCAAAGTCCCTGTGCAAGAAATAGCAAGTGGGTCTGGCGGTCAAAAATTGCAGTCTTTAATATCTACGTATAATTATTATTTGCAAATGATACGTGATGTTACAGGTCTTAATGAAGCTAGAGATGGCAGTACCCCTGATTCAAGAGCTTTAGTTGGTATTCAGAAAATGGCCGCTGCGAATTCTAATACCGCAACAAGGCATATATTGGACGCTGGTCTTTTTATAACTGCTCAAACCGCGGAGTGCTTATCATTAAGAATATCAGATATATTGGAATATTCACCATCAAGAGATGCTTTTGTACAAAAAATAGGTGGGCATAATGTTGCTACATTAAAAGAAATGTCAGATTTGCACCTTTATGATTTTGGTATATTTTTAGAATTAGCGCCAGACGATGACGAACGTTCAATGTTGGAAAATAACATACAGACAGCTTTGTCAGCTGGCCTTATAGACCTATCTGATGCAATCGACATAAGAGAAATTAAAAATATAAAGTTAGCAAATCAAGTTTTAAAAATACGTAGAAAGCGTAAGCAAGAGCAAGACCAGCTAATACAGCAGCAGAATATACAAGCTCAAGCGCAAGCAAACGCACAAGCTCAAGAGGTAGCTGCCGCTGCTGAAGTACAAAAGAATCAAGCTTTAACGTCTCAAAAAGCTCAGCTGTTGCAAATGGAAAATAATTTTGAATTGCAAAAAATGCAAGCTGAGGTTGCAGCTAAAAAAGAATTGATGGCTCAGGAATTTCAATATAATATGCAATTAAAAGGCGTAGAGACATCAGGTCAAGCACAGAAAGAAACGCAAAAAGAAGACAGAAAAGACGAAAGAACAAAGCTGCAAGCAACCCAACAAAGCCAACTTATAGAGCAAAGAAAAAACAATACACCTCCTCAAAACTTCGAATCTAGCGGAAACGATATTATTGGCGGAGGATTTGACTTAGGTTCCTTCGAGCCTAGGTAATAATAATAGTAATAATTATATAATATTTTATCATGTTAGAAAACCAAGAAGAGGTTCTTGACTCCCAAGAGGAAGTGCAAGAGCAAGCTGCTGCTGAAAATAAAGCACCAGAGCAAAATGTAGACTCACCTGTATCCCAGGATGATGAAGGCACAATAAAAGTAGATTTTACTAAACTCAATAAAGAAGAAAATGCCGTTCAAGAGCAAAGCGCAGATGACAGCGATGTTGTTATCGGAGAATCCCAAGACAGTAGCAACAGCGAAGAAGTGGTTGAAGAAGTACGGGAGTCCGAACAAGAAGAATCAACTGTTCTCGAAGAAGTAACCGAAGAAGAAGTTGTTGAACAAGTAGAGGAGCTCACTGAGCAAGTTGAGCAAGCTATAGTTGAGGATGATGCCGGCATTGATTTACCAGAAAATATTCAAAAAGTTGTTGACTTTATGAATGACACGGGAGGAAGTCTAGAAGACTATGTAAAACTCAATACCGATTATTCTGCATTAAACGAAGCACAGCTTATTAAAGAGTATTATGAAACCACTAAGCCTCACTTAGATAAAGAAGACATAGAACTTCTTATGGAAGACTTTTCATATGACGAAGAGTTAGATGAGCCAAAAGAAATACGTAAAGCTAAAATTGCTTTTAAAGAAGAAGCTGCTAAAGCAAAGCAACATCTTGAAAAAATTAAAAACAATTATTACGAAGAAATTAAAGCTGGATCAAAATTAAATCCAGAACAACAAAAAGCCGTTGACTTTTTTAACAGGTACAATAAAGAACAAGAAACCGTTAAAAAGGAAAACGAACAACAAGCAAAAATATTTTTACAGCAAACTGATACTGTTTTTAGTGAGAATTTCAAAGGTTTTGATTATTCTGTTGGAGACAAAAAGTATAGGTTTAAAGTTAAAGATACCACAGAGGTTAAAGACACCCAAAGCGACATCAATAATTTCGTCAAGAAGTTCTTGAACGACAAAAATGAAATGGTAGACGCAAAAGGTTATCACAAATCTCTATTTACAGCAATGAATGCTGATGCTATTGCTAATCACTTTTACGAACAAGGTAAAGCTGATGCAATGAAAAGCAGTATTGAAAAATCTAAAAACGTAGATATGGATCCGAGAGGGACTCATGAAAAAGTTACTACGGCAAATGGTTGGCAAATACGTGCGGTTCCAAACAATAGTGTTAGTGGTTCAAAGTTGAAAATTAAAAAAAGATAATTAACCATTAAAAAATAAAAAAATGGCATTTGCAACTTCGCCAACCTCGTTGGCAAACTTAAGTCACTTAACCCCACGCCCTATTAAAGGGTTGTTTGGTGACAACTATCTTTCTGTAGGAGAGATGGATTTTACACAACAATTTCTACCTGAAGTATACGAAAAAGAAGTAGAGAGATACGGTAACCGTACTATCTCTGGATTTTTACGTATGGTTGGGGCTGAAATGCCTATGGCTTCTGATCAAGTAGTATGGTCTGAGCAAGGGCGCTTACACATCGCTTATGATGACGTAGAAGTAGTAGATACAACTAACCTTACATTCCCAGCTGGCCACTTGATTGGACCAGGAATGACAATCGTTGTGTCTAAAGGATTTACAACTCAAAAAGCTTATGTAAAGACCGTAACAGGGCAAAATGTAGAAGTAGACACTTACGGTGAAGTATCTGGTATTACAGTTACTGGTGCTGACGTAAAAGTATTTGTTTACGGATCTGAATACTCTAAAGGGACTTCACAAGCTGGTAATTCAGTTGACGCTTCTTTCACAACTTTCAACAACAAACCAATTATCTTGCGTGACAAGTATAATGTAAACGGTTCTGATGTTGCTCAAATTGGTTGGGTAGAAGTAACTACTGAAGCTGGAACTTCTGGTTACCTTTGGTACTTAAAATCTGAGCACGAAGCTCGTATCCGTTTTGAAGATCAACTTGAAATGGCTATGGTAGAAGCTGAGAAATCATTAAACATTGACGGAACAACAAGAGATATTGCACAAGCTGCTGGATTTGGTGGTGGTGGAACAATCACTGGTTCTGACGGTTTATTCTCTGTGCTTGAAACTCGTGGTCTTGTATATAATGACGCTGATTTTGGAGCTGCTGGCGCTGGTGGTGCACCAAGCCCAGGGCTAGGTGAATTTGATACTATTTTAGCTGAGCTAGATAAGCAAGGAGCTATCGAGGAAAACATGCTTTTCTTAGATAGAACAACTTCTTTGTCTATTGACAATATGCTTGCGCAGCAAAATACTTACGGAGCTGGTGGTACATCTTACGGTGTATTTGACAACTCTGCAGATATGGCGTTGAACTTAGGGTTCTCTGGATTCCGTAGAGGTTCTTATGACTTCTATAAAACTGACTGGAAATATCTAAACGATTCTACTACTCGTGGATTAGTTGCTGATGTGGATGGCGTTTTGGTACCGGCTGGAACTTCAACAGTTTATGATCAACAATTAGGAAAAAATATCTCACGACCATTTCTACACATCCGCTACAGAGCTTCTGAAGCTGATGACCGTAGATTAAAGTCTTGGGTAACTGGTTCAGTTGGTGGTAACTTCACAAGTGACGCGGATGAAATGAATGTTCATTTCTTATCTGAAAGAGCACTATGTGTACAAGCTGCTAACAACTTCGTATTGTTGAAATCAACAGTCTAGTATTACTTTAATGTAGTAATTACCCTCGTTGAATCTACGGGGGTAGTTATTACCTTTATTAACATTTTTATTATATTATATTATGGCTAAGAAAGCTAAAGCAGAAGAAGCAATTGAGGTTGCACCTCAACCAACTAGTGCAAAAAATGCACCAGTTCAAAAACCCGCAAAACTAACGTGGGAAATTAAAGATAGATTATACACGTTAAAAAGCAATAAGCGACCTTTAGTATTCACAATACCTTCAAGACATACGGCTAAGCGGCCGTTACTTTGGTTTGACGAAGAGCAAGGGTATCAAAGAGAGCTAAAATATGCCACTAATCAAAGGTCTCCATTTGTTGATGAACAACAAGGGCCAGCTACACTGGGTAGAATTGTAATGAGAGATGGCGCGCTGCGTGTACCAAAAGAAAACCAAGTTTTACAAAAATTACTTTCTTTATATCATCCATTTAGAAATGAAGTTTACGAAGAATACAAACCAGCCCAACAAGCAGCAAACCAATTAGATTGGATTGAAGCGGAGATAGCGGCTTTAAATTTAGCTAAATCACTTAGTGTTGATGAGTTAGAAGCTATATTAAGAGTTGAGTTTGGTAATAAAGTAAACGAACTGTCTAGCAGTGAATTAAAAAGAGACGGGCTAATTTTTGCTAAAAGAAAGCCATTGTTATTCTCGGAGCTAGCTCAAGATGACAACGTGCAATTAAGAAACTTTGGTATTAAAGCGGTTGAAGCTAGAATTATTCAGCTATCCGCGGATCAAAGAACATTTACATATGGTGATGCCAAAAGAAAACTTTTAACTATACCGTTTGATGAAAACCCATATTCAGCATTAGCTGCTTGGTTTAAAACAGACGACGGTGTTGAGGTTTATAAGGCAATTGAAAAACGACTTTAATAGTCACTCATAGTGGTTAGGCCATCTTTGAGGTGGCTTAATTACTATAAATAATAGAATATGGCTGTAAGCATAGATACTGTTTATCAAAGAGTATTATCAATACTCAACAAAGAACAACGAGGGTATGTTACGCCTCAGGAATTTAATTTATTTGCAAATCAAGCGCAGTTAGATTTATTTGAGCAATACTTTTACGATATAAATCAATTTGGTAGATTACCAGGTAATGATACTGAATATTCAGATATGCTAAAGTTACTTGATGAAAAAATAGCTATATTTGAAACACGTGATAATCTAGTGTATTCAATAGCAGATAGTTCATTTATACTGCCACAAAATATGTACCGCCTTGGTACTGTAATATACAAAAATTCCACAACAAAATTAATACTAGACCCTGCTTTAGGGCCAGAAACACCTCAAACAACGATAGAAGAAGTTACTGTAGAAAGGATTAATGCAAATGAGTTTTTATATATAAATTCTTCTCCACTTACAAAACCCAAAAACGTTAGACCTATATATGTAGCCGATAACAGAGGCCTTAAAGTATATGGAGATCAAGAAATACAACTAGATGTAGATTTAACGTATATAAAGCAGCCTGCTAAAGTTGAATGGAAATACCAAATGGTATTAGGTGAAGCTTTATATGATTCAACATATTCCGTTGATTTTGAACTGCACACCTCTGAGGAAACTGAATTGGTTATAAAGATACTTGAGCTAGCAAGTTTAGCAGCAAAAGAGTTAGCCGTTAATCAGCTCGCGACACAAGAAGAGGTTAGGAATACACAACAAGAAAAATCATAATAAATGGGATTACTTACTCAAAATAACGAACAATATTATCTCGGAGCAGATGGCCAGTGGAACAGTTGGGATGAAAATTACGGTGATTACCAATTTACAACTATAAAGGATGTTATTAATAACTTTATGATTTCCTATATTGGTGAAGGGAAAATAATTAGCAAAATAAAAAGAACTGATGTTTTGTTCCATGCAATGCGTGGTATACAAGAATTTAACTTTGACATATTACCTTCAAACAAATCTGTTGAAATAGAAATAGGACCTCAGCTGTATTTTGTTTTGCCACAAGATTATGTTAACTACGTAAAGCTAACGTGGAACGATAACGGTGTGGAACGTATTATATACCCTACATCAAAAACAAGCAATCCTTTGCCAATATTACAAGATCATAATTATGAATATTTATTTGATCAGCAGAATAGAGAAATTTTAGAGTCGCAAGAATCTAATACATGGCATGACTTCAGGCAACGTGGCAATGGTGACGGTAATGATTTAAGCGAACGCGAATTAGATTTAATTAAAAGAGGTAACATTGGACAAAGATACGGTTTAGATCCGCAATACATGCAATCTAATGGCGTGTTTTTTATAGACCCAATACAGGGATTAATTAGGTTTAGCTCGGATATGGTAAATCGCATTGTAACTCTAAAATATGTTTCTGATGGATTGGCTACAGATGAAGAAATGGTAATTCATAAGTTAGCTGAAGAAGCTTTATATAAATATATTGCTTACGCTATTTTATCTGTTAGGCCAAACATACCAGAATATGTTGTACAAAGATTTAAAAAAGAATCTTCAGCAGCTAAAAGAAACGCTAAATTAAGATTATCAAATATAAAATTAGAAGAGATTACTCAAATAATGAGAGGTAAATCTAAGCAAATAAAACATTAACATGGCAGAATTCTTGCACACCTTTCGTGGCGGTAAAATGAACAAGGACCAAGACGAAAGATTAATACCAGAAGGCCAGTATAGAGATGCTTTAAATTTAGAAATATCCACATCTGAAGGATCGGATACGGGTGCTTTACAAAATATAAAAGGTAATACTGAGGTTTTAAACAAAACATATAATCCATCTACATCTTCGTTTATAGAATGGGGAAGTGATTATATTAATAGTTTAACTAATGCCATATGTATAGGCAGCTTTGTAGACACGTTGACTAATAAAATATATTGGTTTATAGCCTCTGACGAAGTTAGCGTTGTGGCACAATTTTTAGACTCAGATAAAACTGTTTCGCCTCTCTTGGTTGAAAACAAGGCAATATCAAACTTTTTAAACTTTAGAAAAGAAAACCTAATAACTGGTGTAAGTGTTATAGATAATGTTTTATATTGGACAGACGATCAGACTGAGCCTAAAAGATTGAACATTGCTGACTTTCAAAATTCCACCCCTAATTTTACAACTCACTCTAAAATATACAGCAGAGACTTTGTAGAAGAAGATATTACTGTAATAAAAAAATCCCCATTAACCTCTCCTAATATAGCAATGTTTGCCAGCGTTGTTGGCGGTCCGGGTACAGGTATAACTCCTGTAACTTCTGAATACACCGTAACAGATCAAGAAAACTTTACATTTATACCAGCTAATGCTGATCCAGAAGACTACATTTCTATGCCCACCTACGCTGAGGCGCAAGAAAATCCAACTAATTATCCTGCTGGGATTACAGGGCAAGTAACTATAACCACTAGCGCTGCTCCAACTTGGGCTGCAGGGAGTATAGTAAATTTAGTGGGTAGCCGCATAAACGACTCAAACGAAATAAATGAGTTTGGTATTAGAGCAGAAGTTGTTTCTGGATCAGGAACTACTTCTATTACTATAAATATTTTATCCATATCTCAAGACATAATTAAAGCCTATGATGATCTTGGCAATATAGAGCCGATTGTTTGGGAAATTTTATTGGAAGAAGATGCGCCTATGTTCGAGTTTAGGTTTGTACGTTTTGCGTACAGATGGAAATACAAAGATAATCAGTATTCTACCTTCTCTCCTTGGACAGAACCAGCGTTCTTAGGTAACGAATTTAAATATGTATCGTCTGACGCTTACAATATTGGTATGACCAATAATATAAGAAAGTTAGATATATTAGATTTAACCTGGGGTAATGACGATGTTAAAGAAATTGAGATTCTATATAAAGAGTCTATATCTAATGCTGTTTATCTGGTTGATACAATTGACGATAAATCAATAACTTCTTTTAGTATAAAATCTGAGATTATTGGCGCGGTAATTGATTCTAATCAAATAATAAGACCATGGGACAACGTACCTCGCAAAGCTAAGGCGCTAGAGATAACGAAGAATAGAATAGTGTACGGCAACTATTTGCAGAACTATAATGTACCTGCTGTAATAGATATTAGTGTAGATAAGCAAACGCTAACACACCCTGGCGCTAATGACGAGGATTTGTTAAGAATGCCTTACGATTCTATAAAGTCACTAAGAACGTACCAAGCAGGCCTTTTGTATCTAGATGGGTATGGCAGAGAAACACCTGTGTTTACAAATAATAACGCGTCTATAGCGATACCTAAGTCAGATGCCTCGTCTGTAGTTAGCTTGAAATTTTTAGCTAATCATGCACCTCCTTCGTGGGCAACGCATTTTAAATATTTTATAAAAGAAACATCAAACGAATATTACAATTTAGCATTAGATCGCTATTACAACGCTGAAGATGGGAATGTATGGATAAGCTTCCCTTCGTCTGAAAGAAACAAAATAACAGAAGAATCCTACTTAGTCTTAAAAAAGCAGCACGACACAGATATATATGTTGCGGAGGAAGCAAGGTATAAGGTTTTAGCTATAGAGCCTGAAGCTCCGGATTTTATTGCGACATTTAACAGGTCTGTAGCATTTGCTAGGGTACAAATTGAAACAGGGTTTGAGCCTGATTTTATTAGACTAGAATTTAATGGCCCATCAAATGTAACCAACCTCCCGTTCCAAGAAGCTTTTACATCAGAGCATTTGCTTGTAATAAGATTTGGTGGATCAAGAACAGCGGAATACAGAATAGCAAGTGGAGGCCCAACTGGAGCAGGTGGCCTTTATGAAGTTTTATTGGACGAACCATTAGGTGAAGACGCAAACTTTTTAAGTGATCTAGCGCAAGGTGCAACAGTTTCAATAAATGTTTTTAAAGAAGTTAAAGAAAATAAGCCTGAATTTGAAGGTAGATTTTTTGTAAAAATTAATAGAGATTTTGCGTTTCAAGAAAATGTAATTAAGCCTTTTGACGCCATGAACAGAGTGTACGGTGTTCTAGGAGAGCAGCGAATAAACGTATTTAAACAAAGCACCAATACAGAAGGGAACGGCAATAGATTTGGTTGGAATTATCAAGATCCAGGAGAAGATGATGATCCCTGGTTTGAATGCTGTGGAGATGAATTTTCTCGAGAACAAGTTATGGGCTTTGGTGCTTGGGGAGGTAATGGCGTCAACAAAGGTGCGAATACGAGGGCATGGTATAATCCACCAACAAACGGGGAATCATCGTTTGGGTTTGGATGCGCGGGTGTTGGCGGTAGTGATTATTTAGGTCCTTTAGCGGGAGATATTGGTCAAGACAATGGTTTACTGCAGCCAGGGGTTTTAGTAAGATTTATAGATAGCAGAAACGGCGACAAAAGTAACGTATATGGCGTTGAAGATGTAGAGGCTGGTAGGTCAAGAAGAGGCAAGATGAGAACTTGCGGGTGGTTTCCTTGCACAAATTGCTGTCCTGATAGCGACGCGGGTAATCACATGTACACTTTAGCCGTTAAGTTAGAAGAGCCGCTTGGTCCTAATGGAAATATAGACTTTTTTGCAAAATTCAACGGGGATAGAAATTCATTAGATAAAGACCGTGGAGGATCCAATCCTCGTATACAAGTTTTGGAAGAGGTTATTGGATCAGGCAACAAAACCTTGTCATCAACAAACCCAGCTATTTTTGAAACAGAGCCTAGAGAAGCAATTGATTTAGACCTATACTATCAAGCATCTGACGCATTCCCTATAAGTGAGCATGGAGTAGAAAAAACACTAGATTGGCACAACTGCTACTCTTATGGTAACGGCGTTGAATCAAACCGCATTAGAGATGATTATAATCAACCTACAATAGACAAGGGGCCAATAGTGTCTGCTCCATTAGATGAGCCTTACGGAGAAGAAAGAAAGCCTAATGGTCTTATTTACTCGGGTATATATAATTCTAACTCTAATATAAATAATTTAAACCAATTTATACAGGGGTTACAAATAACTAAGGATCTTAATCCTATATACGGCGGCATTAAGAAATTGCATACAAGAGATACTGATCTTGTTACTTTTTGCGAGGATAAAGTATTAAAAATACTAGCTAATAAAGACGCATTATTTAACGCCGATGGAAATACAAATCTAACCGGAACAAACAATGTGCTGGGGCAATCTGTACCATTTGCTGGAGAATTTGGTATATCAAATCACCCAGAATCTTTTGCTAAGTTTGGATATAGAGTTTATTTTACGGATCAAGCAAGAGGTGCTGTTTTAAGGTTATCAAGAGATGGAATAGAAGAGGTCTCTAGATATGGAATGGGCGATTTCTTTGGTGACAATTTAATAGTCAATGATAGATTAATCGGTTCTTACGATATTACCTCTGGGGAATACAACTTAACATTGGCTAATTTAACCGAAGAGTGGCAAGATAAATTATCTGTAAAAGTTTTTGATAGATTAAACCAAGATCCAGATTGTCCAGTACCCACTAAAAAGTTACCAACCACTAAAACTACAGTGTCATTTGCTGAAAACATAAACGGCTGGTCTAGTAGAAAAACTTTTATACCTGAAAGTGGCGCTTACTTAAATGATAATTATTATACATTTAAATCGGGGGCTATTTGGCAACACAAAAGTAATGACAGCTACAATAGTTTTTACGGCATAGGGCCACAAAGCAAAGGTGGTAAGTATTATGAAAGCTCTGTTGATTTAATAATAAACGATGCCTCTCCTGTAGTTAAAGGTTTTAAAACATTAAACTATACCGGCACAGAATCTTTAGAATACATTTATTCTGTTGTTGACGGATCGAATGATTTAAGAGAATTTTCAATAGCTGAAATTGTAGCTCAAGGTTTAACCCCAACAGGCGTTACAACTTCACCGGGGTGGTATGCTAATTCAGTTTACACTGACCTGCAAGAAGGTCAAGTTAAAGAATTCATAACAAAAGAAGGCAAACATTTTAACCACATAAAAGGGTTATCAACGTTTTTCAACGACAATTGTGATACTAATGTTAACACGCCTGAGTTTTCTGTACAAGGCATAGGTAGAGCAGACCAGCTAACCGGCGACACTGAACCTACTGCTTTTTATATAAATGTATGTATAGATCCTTCGTGTTACGTAGAAGAGGAATTACCAAACGTGGTGGATCAGTTTTATGAAGGAACAGAAGACATTCCTTTAACTGTGCAACTGCAAGGCCCTACTAATTGTTCTCAAGCTACAACGTATAGTTTAGTATTAGATTCTACCTCAGGTGGAAATTTAACATTAAACTCAAGCGGCTCTTTTGTATTTAATCCTAATTTAAATTTTTATGGGCAAGCAGGAACATTTGTAGTTGAAGCATGCTGTGGTTCTATATGTAATACTTTTACTGTTACTTTAGAGTTTTTAGAAGTGCCCGAAGATCCTTATTTTGTTAGTATAGCTCCAACGCCGAACTTATTGCCAGGTGATTGCTTTACTTATAATCCTATAATATTAGCAGACCCAGATCACGAGTCACAGCAATTATTTATTCAAAGACCTGTTCCTAATTTACCAGCTTGGATGGCACAACCTGAACCTATTAATGACGGCACAGGTAATTGGTATATACCAAATAGCTGTGTACCAGCCGGGCAGCAACCTGGCTTGATAGATTTCACTATGACAGTGGAAGATCCTGATGGAAATACGGGTACGCAACAAGTAGTAGGTGACACTATTGCCGCGGCTGTGGCTAATTTAGAGTTTTTAATAACAACTAGACGCGCACAAACAGCAAGAACCTGGGTTGATCCAAATGCAATAGATCCTACTCCAGTCCAAATGGCTGCTATTGACGGTAGTAATCACGGATGCGGAAGAGGTACTTACATGCTTACAGGGAATGGCGTAACATTTGCTAGAGTTTATGTGGGTAATACGTTTGATGATCTAACACCTCCTCCGGGGAGTCAACATTGTTTTGATTCATATAGTACAGACGCCAACGGCAATCCAAACAGCCCAACGGGAGACGTGTTATGGTCGGGTACAATACCTTCCGCGGTTGCTCAAGGCGTTACGGACACAGATCTTAGACATCAGGCTCCATTCCAAAAATATATTACTGCAAATGATGACTTTGACACTACCAGAGACAGATATAATTTAGTAACCATAGATATAGAAACAGCTCAACAAATAATAGCAAATTCACCTGACCCTAATAATCCTAGTTACATTGTTTTTGGATTAATTCCAGATACTTATGTTGCGGGTGGAGTTTTAAATACACACGGGGACGGGGTTACAATGCAAATATTCAAAGAGGAGCAAGAAGTTTATGCGGCAGTACAACCAAATAACTCCGCTTTAACGTTAGATGTTTTAACTGGAGATATAATACCTTAATATGAGTAATACAGTAAACGTAGGAAATTTTTCAGTAGAATGCTTTCATTCTCTAGACGCTATAAGTGCTGGCACTGTTATAACAGACTTTGAAAACATTATACTTACATTAGTGCCTGACCCGGGTTATTCTTTAGATGCAGATAATTTTAGTGTTATATTGCCGTACCCAAATTTTGTGTCTAATGTAGTTTTTAGCCAAAGCGCTATAAACGTTGACAATGTTTTGTGTACTGTTACGTTAACGCCAGGCTCGGTTATGCCTGCTTACGACATAATAATAGATTTATGTATAAAAGGAATAGCCACTACAGCCGAAACGACGGTATCAGGAACAGTAACGTACGCGCAAGCTGTAAATGTATTGCCCACAACTTTGAACGCCTCATATTCGTCACCTGGTGACTTTGGCCAAACAAAAAATGTGTTTACTCAGGTGATATCAGCTGAGCCTGGCACTTATTTTGTTAACACTCCCGTTATAGCTATAACAAGTGGTAATATGGCTGATTACAGTGTATCGTATTCACACTCTACAAACGCTCAAAACCAAGTAATAAGCACGACTATAGAAGTATTTTATACTTTTGGGAACGCAAGTATTGCTGGGGATTCGTGGGAAATAGCAGCGGTAGCCTTTGCTCCAACCTTAAAAATAGACTCATATTCTTTTGACTCTTCAACGCTCCCTCAAGCAGGGGCTTCAAGAGCGTATACTGTATCAGGCGATGTTGGTGCTAATTATACGTTGACATCTAATAAACCTATATTTTCCGGAAGTAACACGTATAACGGAACAATACAATTAACTGGTAGTGATATTGCTACAGCAACATTTCCAGCTGTAACAAGTAATGAAGCGTATAGCATAACAATTGATGGCGCTTTTTATGGAGGTTTTAACCAACAGGTTACTGTTAATTTAAATCAATACATTTCAATAAACGTAACGTATAACACATTTACAGCTAGGTCTATAAGTGTTTCTCCTGCTAACTATATTTCAACTGGACTATCAAAACAGCCTGGAGCGCCCCTTAGTCTTTCCTTTAATATAACCAACAACACAGGTAATACATTAGTTGCGCTGTCTCCTATAAATGATGCGTATATTATAAATCTACCTGAATACCCTATAACTTTCGATGGTGGTGGTTCTAGTGATGTACAAAAAGTAACAGACGTAACTAATATAACCGCTGGAATGAGTTTTTATGATACTAATTTGCCGGATGGTATAACGGTATTAAGCGTAAACACGGCTTCAAAAGAAATAACATTTAGCGATACAATAACAGTTTTAAATAATTCTACCGCAACATTAAGCTTAGCAAATAACAATCAGGTTTTCCTAACTAATATAGACATGGAAAATGACCCTGGAGATCCTAATAACTGGACATTAACCAGCGAGGTATACACTCAAGCTTATGGCTGGGATGACGTAACGTTTTCATTTGATCTAGACACTATATTAGTAGTTCCTGATCCTCCTGGTAGCGTAACTACACAGCCAGGAACAGTTGGCGCAGATCCAATAACTGGCTCCCCTGTTCTAATTGCGGGCGGGACAAATATAAATGCAAACGGCGGAACAATACAAAGAAAAGGCATACAGGTTTTAGACTTAACCACTCCAAACGCAAACGCCCAATTTTATAATTGCAATTGCGGTGGTGGTACAGCTAATTACACGGCAGAATTTCCTTTGGTTTCAGGTATTACTTATGAATATAAAGCGGTCGTGTACAGTATAGGGGGATCTTACGGAGAAGGAGCGACATTAACATATACACACCCTTAATTATGGACGAAATAACATTAATATTCCCAGAGCCTATACAAGTTTCGGTTCAAATAGGAGACACTGCTTACTATACAAATGATCCAAATGGTGAAACAATAAAGAAAATTGGAGTTATAACAGCAATTGATTATGCTAATAACTCTATTACCTGCGAAATACAACCCGCCGCTCAAAGACCTTCACTCACTAGCTTTATATTGTTTAGTAAAACAAACTCAACCAATATAAATTCACTTACAGGTTACTATCTAAATGCTCAATTCAGAAACAATTCTTTAAATAGTGTAGAAATGTTTTCTGTGGGAACAGAGATTTTTGAGAGTAGTAAATAACACGTAATAATAAAACTATAAATAAATAAAGATATGTTACCAATATTAGGAGCTGTCAAAGGGCTCGCTGGAATTGCCGGCGGCATAATTGGTAGCGGTAAAAGAAAAAGAGAATTACGGGATGCTCAAACAGCATATAACAGACAGATGGCTAATTTTAAAAATTTAGATACATCTAACGCGTATGCTAACATGGAAAACACCATGGAAGACTTAACTGTAAATCAAGGCCAAGCGCAATTTGCAGCAGAACAGCAACAGCAAGCCTTAGCGAATACTATGTCTGGTCTGCAAGGAGCTGCTGGCGGATCTGGAATTGCAGCATTAGCACAATCGTTAGCAAACCAACAATCACAAAATTTAAGAACTGCATCCGTTAGCATAGGCCAGCAAGAGCAAGCAAACCAAATGGCAGAGCGAAACATGGCAAGCCAACTTGATATGCAAGAGCGCGCAGGCGAGCTACAATCTAGGCAAGCTAAAAAATCTCAAACAGAAACGTTATTAGGTATGTCTCAACAAAGGCTTGGCGCAGCTAAAGCAGCTAAAGCAGCAGCTACGAAGTCAATAATAGGTGGGGTTACCGGTTTAGCCGGGGCTGTATTGCCGTCAATACCAGGCTTATCTGAAATGGGTGGTGGCGATGGAAGCTTTGGCTTTATGGAAAACATGATGGGCGCACAGTCAGGATAAAAAAAAATATATGGCAAATCAACAATTAATACAAGGGGAATTATTTGCTGCAACTGGAGGACTTAAGGATGGAGGTTTTTTAGATGTAGGCGGTATTGTAGGTGCTGAACTTGAAAAAGCTAATAAAGGTATTCAAGCAGGCAGAGAAAGAGCAAGGCGTCTTGTAAAAGAGCAGGAAATCAAAGCTAAAGCTGTAGACAAGCAAATAGCAGGCTATGTTAATAAAATGAAATCAAATGTTGATTTAACAGGGGTTTCACCGGAACAGCAAAAAGCTATTCAAAGTTACTTAGTTAACCAAAAAAACGAATACGTAAAAGCGGCTAACGAGATAGTAAACTACTCCGCGAGTGATCCGGAATACATGCACTATGCCGACATAATGAATTCCGTCAACAATTCTTTTGTTAATTTATCTAGTACATTAAAAACATACAAAGCTAATCAAGCAGAGTTCGTTGATGACTTTCAAAACAACAGGCTATCTAACGGCGATCTAGTACGTAAAAAACAGGCGGGAGAAATATATGATCCTAAAACAAATTTTAGCATAGAGAATGGAGATTTTATTTTTAGCACCTCGGATGGCAAAAAAGTTAATTTTAGGGATTTTAAGAATCCATCGGAAAAAGCTTTTAAGACAGCAACGTCTATAGCCACAATTGCTAACACAGTATATAAAGCAGGAGCAAAGCTTAACCCAACGCAAGCGTCAAGCATAAGATTACAGCTTGAGGAAGCATTTAACACAAACCCAGACGCATTACGCTCTATAGCGGCAGACGGTTTTTTTAACGGTCAACCTATGGCTATTAATCAAGAAGCTCTCAATAACGTTGAAAACACAGACGAACTTCAAACAATAGTTATAAATCAATTAATGGAGGGTATTTCGGCGAGCGCGCTCCAGGGTTACAATGACAAGCAATCTAAAATTAATCGGGGAAGCGGATCAAGTACCTCGGGTTATAAATCTCCAGAAACAAAATATTTAACATCTACAGAATCACCAACAGGTAAAGCTGGTAATTTTGCTATTTATTTACCTAAAGATCCAAATGGTAAAATTAAATATGTACCAATTGGAAAGACTAATAATTCTAACCAAACGCCAACTACAACGCCTGCGTCTGCAGTAGAGTTTCCAGATATAATGGAGGAGGCAGAAAAGTTTATTAAAAAAACATATCCCGATCTTAAGGAAGGAACTCAAGAGTTTGCGGATAAGTTAATGGAAAAATATAATTCACTTATATAGTTATGTCAAAATATAAATTAGCAAGCGGAGAAGTTGTTGATACTAAAGATTATACTGAAAATCAACTTACTTACTTTAAATATAAAAATCCTGATGCAAGCATTGTAGAGGATTTTCAAAACGGGGTTGTGGAGACGGGTGCGTCTGTAACTCCAGGAATAAACGTAGCGTCCGACAATGGGGTCTCCAGTTCGGGAGATGGTTCATTGGATTTAGTATCAAATCTTAAAGGTGTTAAATTTGATAACGAAACAAATACATATGTAGAAGGTACTGATTATCAAGATTTATTTGAGCAAGAAGAAGAAGAAGGCGTTAAGACTTTACAGGAGCTTTATAAAAATTCAGGTTTAAATTTTGAAGAATCTAATTTTCAAACAGATTATATTACGGATAGCCCTGCGCAAATTTCTAGCATGTTTGATGTTGTCAAGGTCACAATACCCGGCGTAGATGATTCTGTAAAATTACAATTTGATACTACTGATCCTGGAGCTTGGAAAAGTAATTTAAATATTTTAGAAAAATTTACAAAAAAGCACGAAAAGTTTTTACAAGCACCTGTAAACACTTCTACTAAAGAAAAATATTTATCTTGGGAAAATAATAACCAAGAAATTAAAAATGCTGGTCTTGAAAATACAAATAAGTATTTAAAGTCAGAAGATTTATTTGATACAAAAACTAAAACCGTAAGAAGCGGTTACTCATCACCTTATGGGGGAGCTGCTGTTGTGTCGCAAGAGTATACAGTTGTAACGCAACCGTATGAAAAAGAATTAAACCAAGCTAATACATTGCTAAAACAGCAATATCCAGATTTATCTAGCGAGCAATTAGAAGAGGCTTCTAAAAAAGTTGTTAGGAATCAACTTTATGAGCAAGCTATGAACGAGGCTAAGTACAATGCCCGTGAAAACGCTATCTCTGAAGGTGTTTTGACGCAAGAAGAAATGTATGCAGGTGGGAGCTTGGTTAAAAGTGATTTAGCTAAAGAATACAATACTGCTACCAAAAAGCTTGAAACATTAATAGACACAAGAGGTGAAACCGTTGATATTATAAAAATAGTTAACAGCGGGGAATATTCTGCAGACGATCAAAATAAAGTTTTACAATGGGGAGCTAAAAATAATATATTTATAGATCCTATGGCTGAAACTGTTGTTTTAGAGAACGGACAAGAAGTAAGCAGTAGTTTCGTAGAAGTTGCGAATCAATTAAACGCAACAATGTCTGCGACAGAGATTTTGTTTAAAAACATTAGTGACCAACAAAACGTTGCAACTGAAAAAATTAAAGATACTAATTTAACCATAGAGGCAGCTTCAAAAAATTACGATCTCCACGAAAAATACCTTACAAATGTAGGCTTAGGTTTTGCGGATATAGCGGTTGGAGGCGTTTATTTATTAGGCTCCATACCTATGCTGCTTGCTGACGATGAGACACAAGCCGGCTGGGATGCGTTTGGAGCTGGTTATTCGCAAGCTTCTCAAGAGATAAGAAATAGTTTTGTAAGAGACGTTCAATTTAACGAAGCATTTAAAGACTATAACTTTG